TGGATAGCTCCTATCTGAGAGTAGCTCAATTGGTAGAGCGGGAGATTGTAGAAGATTCCTTCTAAGCAGTAAGTCTCTCCAAGTCATCGGTTCGATTCCGGTCTCTCAGAAAAAACAGGATAGCAAAGATCCTGCGATGTGACTCATCTCAAGATCAAAACTTGGTCCTGGTATATTGGTCTATTAGTTCAGATGGTAGAACGCTGTGCTGATAACGCAGAGGTACTGGGATCGATGCCCAGATAGACCAACTTTGATGGGCTTTTAGTACAGTGGTAGTTACGCTCGCTTTGCAAGCGAGAGGTCGTGGGTTCAATTCCCACAGAGTCCATTCTGCGCCTATATTTTAATGGCAGAATGGTTCCCTTCCAAGGAACTGACGCGGGTTCGATTCCCGCTGGGCGCAACCTAATTTTTATTTTTATTCAAAAATAAAAATTGTGATAGACCACTACACCTTTAGGGTGTACAAGCGACTACTGCCCGTCGTGCCGCATCTAAAAGATCGTCAATCTCCGCATCATCACCGTACTTTTTCTGCCTATGCTCAAAAACTACATTGGATGTCGTGTCAACAACAAACTGGCCACCAAGCTGGAATCCATCTCCCTTCAAATTACCACTTACCCCCTGTTCTTTCACCTTATTACGCACTGACTTGGTAATATCCATTAGACCATAAAATCCATTCATTAGTCCCTTACGATCAAACAGTTCTGTATAGACTGTCTTATCAATAGAGTAGATATCACCTAACCAATACTTGCCCTTTGCAAATGAACGATCACTATCACTACCTTCACCAAACTGTTCAAAGGATAGAGCAACAACACTCGCACCAAGTTCATTAAATTTTTGTATATACGAATTTACCTCTTTGGCGTAAGCACGGCAGATTGAACACCCCAAACGTCGCAAAAATAGAAGAACAACCGGTCGTGTTTTCCAGAGTGAACCTAGTGATACCCGTTCACCAGTAACCTGATGAACAATCGGAGCAGTAGAATATTCTGTTACGCACGACTTGGACATCTTATGGGATTTTATACTCTGCGTTTATACCCTTAACTAGTATTCTGTATGTGTAGTCAACATGCCGTTCTTCTCAGAATTAGGTTTAAAGACATACTAACTACTAGTTGTAGAAGCTGGTGGAGCTTCTGTTGGTTGTACCCATCGCCCCCTTAGCGAAATGGATATCGCGTCTCCCTTCTAAGGAGAAGGTTGTGGGTTCGAGCCCCACAGGGGGCTTGCCTCTATGGCGCAGTTGGTAGCGCACCAGTTTTGTAAACTGTAGGTCCTGGGTTCGATTCCCAGTGGAGGCACATGACCAGCCCTATCGTCTAGTGGTCAAGACATTGGACTTTGAACGATTTGATTCAACGAGTGATATCCAGGGACCCCAGTTCGATTCTGGGTAGGGCTATGCAGGTTTATCCTTGCTTTCTGTGTTTGTATACCCAGAAAGCGTGGGTGTCCGAGTGGTTAAGGAGACGGTCTCAAGTTCCGTTGGCGCAAGCCGCAGGGGTTCGAATCCCTTCCTACGCAACACACAAAAATCCTTGTTTTGTTCGTTATTGTAATAATGAACAAAACTCACCTCAACAAATGAGGCACTTGCCGTCCAGTCCATTTGAAGAGACCACGCTCTTGTTTACTTCCCCTGTAATACGCAATGTAGCACTCTTCACTTGTGTCATACACCTTGTATTCATCTGGCATCGCAGGAGTTGGAGATGATAGCCAGTTGAGTTTCGTCAGCAATCCAACAGGGACATTACGTTCTAGCCATACAAGATGCTCAAGGCAAGCGTGAGGCTTACTCGGCCGAAAGCGAAAGTTGTATTCTTCTACTAGGCATAGCGCGAGCCAACACAACCAAAGGTAATGAGGAAGTGCAGCTGATGCCCACAAGACACTTGGATGTTTCGCTGCGTGTTTCTTGTATCCCCTCTTGCCAGTGGAGAGACAGATGGGTGCTTCCTTCAGGACCTTATCACCGCCTCCATTGACCCAGTGGGCTGTGTATAAGATTTGTGTGTATTCCAGAATCATTTTCACGACGTGTTTATCTACGTGCCATCGCGCACAACGGCGAGGATTTGCGCTCAGAAAGAAGATATTCATTTAGGGTAGTTAAAATTGATGAAACTATTTTTTCAATTTTAACCCAAGAGTGATGGATCCTGATACAAAGGCATTTCTATACACGTGGATCCGCATTATGATTCTTCTTTCCTTTCTTGAAGTCTCAATTCCAACGATGCTAGTTGTGGAACTCCTCTATCAACTTCTTCCTCCAGTATAAGGACAATACCTATACTAGTCCAGATGGCATCCAATGAGCAACGGTGTACTCAAGATTACGCAACTAACGCCTATGGATGTAGTGAAACTCCCTCAGGACAATGTGCTACCCTAGAACGAACTGCAGAACTCAGAGAACATCTTCCTAAACTATTTCAAGACCTTGAACTTACAAGCCTCTTGGACGCAGGATGTGGAGACTGGACGTGGATGAGTCAGGTCTCACTCGGATCACTGCAATACATTGGTGCAGATCTTGTGGATGATCTTCTTCTCAAGCTTCAGCAATACTCCTCAGAGACTGTTTCCTTTCAAAAACTAGATATTGTTGAAGATCCTCCTGTTCAAGCAGATATGTGGCTCTGCCGTGACATCCTTTGTTTTTATCCATATGCAGATATTCAACGCTGTCTAGAGCGTTTTGTGGAATCAAATTCAAGATATATTGCTATAACATCTATTGATCGTGTTGAACCAAATCAGGACAGTCTAAAGGGATATTGGCGCCCTCTAAATCTTATGCTTCCTCCCTTTTCTCTACCACCTCCAGAGCATTCCTGTCCAGATGGCAAACAGTGGTTTCGGAAAAAACATCTTATGGTCTTTACCCGTGAACAAATTCAAGACTGGTTAAGTACAAACCCTCTCACTGCCACCGTTGAAGTTGAGCAACCGAGCATGGTAAACGACACACAGGACAAGAATGCGCATCTTGTATCCAATATTCCGCTGCGGATGCGCTCAATCCGTGACCACACGGGGTAAGTACAACAGACTCTTTTGTGAGAGGACTCATTTCAATTGGGCATTGCTCTTGTTTTTGAATCATTGCTTCAATGTATGTATTGACAATATGCTGTGGGATAGGTTTCCATAGTGTGTTTACTACAGCAGGTGCTGAAGGAATAGGTTCACGATCTGCAGGTAAAACAGATCCAGCACGGCATTCAAAGCGGTAGGATTGATATGCGCTTGTGTGAAGCCAAGTAAAGGCTGGTCCAAGCACCTCACAAGGCATACTGAGTTTTAGAAGAGGAATTTCTCCGCCAAAAGTTCCAATACAAATCTTATTGTATTTAATGATTAGTGGTTTCACATCACGACCGACCATTCCTTGAATAATTTGCGAAGTACCTCCAAACCAATGATCTTCTTCTACAGTTCGTACATAGGAATGTCCAAGAATTTGCAGTGGATGTTCTACAAGCTGAAAGGACCAGATTGGCTGACCTCCAATCACTTCACGTGTAACATCCACAAGACATGTATCGTATTGGTGGCTTGTAAGAGCTGGTTTTTCAATCGCGATATCTGGCTTAAATCGCCGTAAGGCAAATCGGGGTGGAACTCCAAAGGATTCAGACATTGGGCTTGGCTGAATTCTATGGTTAACTCTCCCAATTTTTTCACGCGCTTTACAGGTTTCCAGCCTTCTTGCGACGGCTGGCCTCCTTCAGAGCATCACCAAAGCTGGCGTTGCGGTCCTTGCGCTTCATCTCCTCGTAGACACGCTTGACAGCCTTGTTCCACGAGCTCATCTTCTTGCCGCCGCTCTGGGTCTTGCGGTTCTTGCGGGTGTTGCGATTCTTACGAGTGTTGGCCATTTCTACTAAGGGCATCTTAAAAAACGCACACTGGGTACTCTAGGAATGCAGATGGACTCTGCGACACGAAAAACCTTTTTTGGCTCACGACAGAATTATCGGGACCAACCAGATTTAAGTCAGTGGCAGAACTGTACGCGAATTCTTTTGGACCATAATGAACTGCGTATTCTTCATCAGGATTTCTTCCCCCCACAACCAAAGATTATTCATCTTGACCGGAATCGTCTGTATAATGATGGACTACTCCATCGTTGGCCAGAGAGTATTGAAGAATTGATCTTATCTCACAATATGTTTCGGGACACAAGCTTTACAGCAATGTGGCCTACACGCCTTAAGATGCTTGATCTTTCAGATACGCCTTTAGATACAATGCCAGATAATCTCCCAGAAACGCTTGAGACGTTGAATGTTTCGTATACAGATCTTAGAACTCTAGAGCATTTACCAGACCAACTCAAGACACTAAATGCCTATTATTGTCGTCTTACGGAAATTCAGCAACTTCCAGCAACACTTACCCATTGTAACTTAGGATACAATTTGCTGAGTTCTCGGATATTTTTCCAGCAACTTCCAAATCTGACTTACCTGAATTTGTCAGGAAATCGTCTAACCTGGATTCCAGGAAATCTTCCTGATTCGATTGAAACTCTCTTACTATCCAATAATGCTCTTAAAGAACTTCCTGAGACGTTACCCAAGAACCTTCTTCAACTAAATGTCAGCAGCAATCGGATTCGTCAATGGACTCCCAAGTGGAAATCAGGGCAACGTATTCAGCATGTGGATATACGCTATAATTGTTTAACGCAACCTCCAGAGACTCTTACAGGACCAGCGGTTGTAACACTCTATTACGCAGATAACTGGAACTTGACAATTCATCATGTCTGTGCGAAACTGATTCAAAATTGCTTTCGGCTGTATATGCTTCATAAGATGTTGCGTCAACTACGACGACTCAACAAGTTCAGGAGTGAGTTATTTGAAATAGCATATCATCCTGACATTATGGGGCGCTGGAATATTCCAGAGACGTGGAATGAATGGAAGCACTAGACTTATTGGACATTGTTGCTCACATTGCCACCACGATTGTCATCAACTGACTTTGTGCATGGGCATGTTCCAACCGGTCCAGGATTGGTATTGCCCGCAGTTTCTCTACGCTGCGATACAATAGTTTGGAGCTGAGTATCGGGTTGCTCACGGCGTACAGAAACACCCGCATTTACTGCAGCATTGTTATTGACATAGAAGGTGTACAGCGCATTGTTGCGCATACGGCGAGTGACCAAACTTGCGTCATAGACTGTTGTCGGCATTCTAAATAGGCGAATCAAAAATACGGGAAGGTTGGCAACTAAAGAAGGTAGGTTTAGGAGCAGTAGAGTTGAGTTGCTCAGCTGTCGGTCCTGGACACGGCGCAGGAGGTTCATAGCGCTTGTACTGGATAAACCGTGTTTCAGGATTCACTTGAGAAACCGAACAATTAAAGGCTGTTTCCTGTACTTTTTGAATTCGTACTGATTCAGGAACTCCAGCACGGGGATAGGTAAAGGCTTGTGTTGGCCCTGAAACAGGGCAACCACGAGCAGCATCTTGTTCGAGAATACTGGCGTAAAGGGCTACTCTGTTGTTTGTTTGCGGAGGTGGGCAAAAGTTCTTGCCTTGAAGCTGTGCCAGAATACGAGCTTGATCACATCGTGCTGCTTGAAGAGTAAGAGAAGCAGTGTATCCACTGCTCAATGTTGCGGTCCCGGGGGTGACTGCGGTTGAACTACACGCCATAGAGAATCCTGTTTAATCACTAGAAAGAGCTCAATGAAGCTCTGGCGTATGTCAGCTTGGGTGATTCTATTTTTACTCCTTGTGCTTCTTGCGTGGCTCACCAGTCAAACAGCAGAAGCCTTTGAGAACATGAAACCTAAAGATGAAGAGGCTGAACTCATTTCGGAACTGAATATCTTAACGACAAAAGTCAGTGAAGTCTTATGTCCAGCAATTAAGGAAGTTCTAAGGCAAATGACAGAAGATAATCTTTCTGATGAGCAAAAGGGAACTCCAGAGCAAGAGCGTGATCAAGACCAAGTCAAGGCTGCAAAAGACAAGGCCTTGCGAGACCTAAAATTAAAGTCTCTTGGGCAGGGAAATAATCCGTTTGCTGCTAGACTCCCCAATCCACCAAGCCTTCTCTTTCCCTGCCCAGCTCCAACAGATCCGCTTGTCATACCACAAAATATTGATCAGATCATTTTGGCAACGTGTAAAGCATGTTCCCAAAAAATCGCAGAAATTAAATCCAAAATAGAAGAAGCAAGAAGCTGTCCGCAGACGAAAGAGAATTTTACTGTTTTGCTACAAAATTCACACTATAATCAAGAGGCATTTGAAGATGTCAAGGCAAGTGAAGATCCAGCGATCAAACAAGCACGGATTGCCTCTCTGAAGGCCAAACGCGACGCATTCCAAAGAGCTATGTTGACTCCTGAATACACTCAGCTCAGCATAGACTATCAAACCTTGATGGATCTCAAAGCAAAAACACAAGGACTGGGTGGGGATTCACCGGATTACAATGCGCTGAAACCCAATTGTCCTTCCAAGTAGGTCTAATGCTTCTTTTCAGTCTTACCTTTCCCAGACCGTTTGCGTCTCGTCTTGGCCGCAGCAATACGTTCTGCTTTTGCCTTCAAGAGACTTTCCTTTGTCGGTTGGTGTCCCTGACACTCCAAAACAAACGAAGGAAAGGGTCCTGGCTTTCCTTTATCACGAGTTGCCATACTGACTGCGATGAGCTTCTTGGCAAAGCAATAGACTCCGTGAGGAACTGACTCTTCCAGACCTTTCATCATTGCGAAGGTATAATACAGCACAATCGCAGAATCAAGAGCACCAACTTTCAGCTCACGCTTGGGAGGAATCTTTACCACATTATACGCAGTACAGAAGAGTTCCCCAACAAGCAAACAAATCAACTCACCCTTGTATTCAATACCATAGGTCTCAGGAAGATTTTCTCCCACTTGTTTCCAGTGAACAATACGCAGTGACTGATTTCCAATGATTTCATAGCAGAGTTGGCGTAGGATAGGAATATGAAATCCAGGATTTGGGCAAACAAAAATCGGCGTGTGGCGAGATTTCTTTAAAAATCCATACTGTGCAGATTTTCTCGGATGTTTATACATTTCTTCCAGCTCTGGTCCATAGAAAATCAAATCGTGTTCAATCGCATAATCCAGCAATGCTTCGTGTAACTCAGCAGAAACTGTTGGTCCCCTAATTCCCTTTGAGCAACCAGCATAGGTAATTGGTTTTGCCATATTCAACAAAATCAGTCGTTGATACACTTTATCCCAACGTTCTACTTCGCCTTTTGGACGAGAGAGTTCTAAATACATATTCATCCGCAAAAAATCTTCATCGCAATAATGGATTCCATCTACAACTAATGCACGACCCAAGAGGCGCTTGTATAACCACTCTGGCATATCGGTAATGTCAGCCACGCTGTGATAATTGACGAAGACCTTGTAGGTTCCTTCGTGCATTCCTAGACGCACAGAGACGGACTCAAATTTTGCTCGTTCCAAAATGTAGGCCAGGTATTTGGCATCTTTTTCAGCCGTAGGACTATAAAAATCATAATCGGGTAATTGCTGAGTAAAATCATAAAATTTGTATTTGGCTGGTAAGTGGGCATTGATTGCCATTCCTCCGTAACAAATACGACGAGTACGACGCAAAAATGTCTCCACAAGCACAAGGGCGCGACGCAACTCAGGATTGTTGGCCAATTGTCTGTCGCGCAAATCTGCAGCCTTGTCAATGCTTGTTTTCAAGTCATAGAAAATATCCCTCAAATGAGGTTGATGTAAACTTTCGGATACAATACCCTGGAGATCTTCCTCCATCCTACTGAGCTGTTTGGTATTAAATTAATACCAAACAGCAGTATCGTGATAAATCACGTATCTATAGCTTCGGTGCGGTAGTTCCTATGACACCTATAATTTAGGTGCGACGATACGACCACCATCAGAATTTGCTTGAGGGTAAGGCTTCTGGATGGGGATCGGCTTCGGTGGCATATAGCGCAACAGTTCAGACTTCACCTTCCACGCCGACGCATAAAAGGGTCTCTTGTCAGCTGTCCACAAATCAGTAGTTTCTTGTTTATCAAAGAAGCAAAAGGGAATAGCATGAACTCCAAAGGAATTGTAGAGACGATCAAGATCCTCAATCTTAGGGGCATTGTTCTCTGTCGCGACAGGTGGCATCACAAGAGTCCACGCTTGTTTTGTGGATTCAAAAGCTTCCTTCTCACGATCGGGAGGGGTCATTAGCCAATACCCAGCGGTCGTAATCACTGCCGCAGGACGCACAGTATTGCTAGGAGTGCTTGTGGGACCAAACGGAGTAGGAGACTCACGACCATAAAGGCGGCAATGAACCATAAAATCCAAGTCCTGTTGAGGGCCGAGCTGTCCCTTGAGTCCAAGCGCATCCAGACGACGGAATCCAGTTGTATCCACATTGGTAAGAAGAATTGTGCGACCTTTGAAGACACTGTAGGGCGTGAAAAAGAGCTGTGACTCAAGGGCTTGACGACGGAAATCGCCTTGAGGAGTTTGACCAACCAGACTGTCCTTGAGTGGCTGAAGCTTCTCGGCTATCTTGCCCAGATACCGTATATAGGCTTGTGCCTCAGAGCTCTGGCTAGGTGCGCGAACGACATACAGGACAACAAACAGTGGGTCATTGGCAAGAAGAGGTGGCACACCATCATTTTGACTATTAAATCCACGCGCTGCGATGCTCTTGGCAACCTTGTTCAAGTCACCAGTATTCAACGATTGCTTGACTCCCCATGTATCACGATACACGAGTTTCGGCTCGTAATCAGGACTATCATAATCAATTTCAATGATCAAGCATCGTGAGCCAGAAGCAAGAGCGAGTTGAACGGCAGCATCTTCAGCAAAGACACCATTATTATACGGTCCCAAGTATCCACTCAACCGTGTAGCCATCACGGAGGCATTAATCAAGAGTCGCTGATCGTCAGGAATGGCTGTCATTCCAGGATCTAGCCCCTTTCGGCTTTGTGAGACACCCATCCATCGTGCTGCGCACAGAGCCTTTTGTTGTTCGGTCGTCCCATTGATATTTGCAGGTGTTGCACGAACATTATATTTACTAATGGCGTATTTAATCAAATACGCGACCAAAATAATACAGAGTATAACAAGGATAAACAAAAATCCCTGCCAATATCCTTGTTGGTCATAGCTCATTGTTGCCAATACACCTGTTAGGGCGTCCATCTACTTGCTGACTCACATTTCTCCAAGAACTTGACTACGCGAGACAATCTTCAGACCAGCATCTCGGGCAGCCTTCACTTTCGTCGTCTCTTTGGCATTGTCAGCGACAAGAAGGAATGCTGTAGACTTGGTGACACGGTCTTGGAGTTCCCATCCCTTTTGACGTAGTGTCTCTTGAAGCGCAGCGTCACGAAACCCAGTCATCACATAGTAGCCTCGTAGGGTAGGAACTGCCTCAGGTGTCGCAGATGCCTTATTAGGAGTAGCCCCTAAAGGACCAAACTTCTCTCGCCACGCAAGATATGCGGGAACAGCCTTCTGAATCTCTTCAAAGGTCTTCATTGTTTGTCCTTTGGGAGCCGCCGTAAGCTTCGGCCATTCAGCAACATCATTACAAGCTTCAAGCGCGGCAGTTGCTTTGCGCTCTCCAAACCCCTTTGGCCAATTAGGATACGCAAGAATCCACTGAAGTGCTCCAGCTTCGGCAATCCCCTTTGCTAAAGCTTCATGGAGATTCTTGCCATTTGTCGGTCCAAGTAGTTCTTGAAGAACAGCAACAGATGCCCCTTTGACTTGATGAATGGTTTTGAGGCCACCTTCCACCAGTTTCAGGGCACTCGCCTCTGAGACACGTTCTACACCAAAGGTAGTCAGTGTATGGACGAGTTCAAGAGCCAGTTTAGCAGAATCCTTTTCTACACTCGTGTCTACAGCATTGATATGCGTGGCATCCCACTTCCAACGTCCAGAAGGGGGCTGTTGCCATCCACGTGGAGCAACAACAAGCACAGAATCAAGGGTAGGAATTACATCTCCTGAACGGCGCAGGACGACTCGTGCTCCAGGACCGAGTTTATTCTCCTCAATGAATGCCGCATTGAATCCAGTACAGTATTCGATGGTTGCATTACCAATCCGCACCGGTTCCACATGAATGCGAGGAATCCACTGACCTGTACGACTGGAGGCGTATTCTACATCAATAACAGTTGTCTCAGCTCGCTGGTCATCAACAGCTTCCTTGTAGGCAAAGGCGTCTTTAGGAGTAGCTTCCGTTGTAGCAAGAGGAATAGTATTGGTACCCACGACAATTCCATCGCATTCGTATACCGATTCTGTGCGACGACTCTTGAAGAGAGTTGATAGAACACTAGCCTCCAGTGACGCAACACTCGTGTGCCAAGCAACTTCAAAGCCCTGATTCTCTAGCCAGGTCATCTGTTGACTACGCGTCAAGTTACGAGGTTGATAAACACTATAGGCGACAAAGGGAATCTTGTTCAGGGCAGCGACTGAAGGATTTTTCTGATGAATGAGACCATTGACCCAATTGCGCGCAGCAGGTACAGTTGCTTTAGGAACAATCAGTTCACCACGCACAGCAACTGAGTTCGTGAGACCACACAGCTTGAGACCCTGAATATGCTTAATCAGGAAGCTCACATCTTGGCCAACAGAGCCGTCCCCACGCAGAAGAAGACGAGGAGTCGTATTGATTCCACAGACCCATAGGGCAGACACACCATCTAGCTTTTCACTGATGACAAAGGGTCCGCTGAGTTTGACACTACCAAGTGTATCAGGTTTGACCTTTTTCAGTGACGGCATATGATGAGGGAGTTGAACTGCTCCCTCTGAGACAGGAGCACCAACCTGCTGGAGATAGGGATGGTCAGGATCAAGACGCTCCAACTTTTCCTTCAATGAATCATACTCCGTGTCAGACATCACTGGTTTACCGGTTTCATAGTATGCTTTTGACGCGGCGGTGAGCTGTTTTGCGATAGATACGGCACTCATTCTATGCCGAACAGTATCTTGAATCTTAGGCCAATTTTTTCAGCTCCAAAAAAATTGGATTCTACTTGCTCCACCACGAAGACAAGACACAAATGGGCAATTGTGCGAGTGCTGAGTCAGTCGCTCATCTTGAGAAGACGATTAAGGTTCTTAAGGAGACACACGAACGAGACACTACTTCATTTAAGGCTATCACAAAGGGATTTGAACTCGTCAGTGCGCAGCAGGAGACAACCACCAAAACCCTTGTTGCTGAAAAGGAACAGCTTGAGACGCTGGTAAAGTTGTCTAATCTGAATAATGCTGGACTAAGGGAACTTGAACAAAAGGTCAATACGCTTGACCTCTATCGCGCATGGGTTGCCCTGTACACTCATCTGAAGTCTCCAGACCTCTTCAGGATGAATATGCGGATTGTAAATACCACTCCAACGACCTACCACGATACTCAGCTGTGGAAGAACAATAAGTTCTGTGGGTGCCAGTATGCTGACTATGTCAAGACGATTAATTGGCACTCACCTACGCTAGAGTACAAACTCGCAGGTAAAAATGTCTTGCTCAAGCTGACGGAGCAGATTGAATGTCAATGGGACTCTGTCATTGAGTTTGGCGCACACATTCATCTTCCTGTCGCGTGGATTGATAACTTCTCTATGGAGGATGTCTCAGAGTCGTATCAGAGCAATGGAGCAACCTTCTTCACAATGGAGAAGATGATGAACAAAGAGATTGTTCAGACGATTCTTGGCACTGAGATTGAAGAGCCAATGTCTGTTGGAAGTTTCCTCGCAAGTTGTATGCGCACAGTCATTGAATGGAAGCGTGAGATTGTTCCTATTGAGTTTATCCCCTATGAGGATACGCCAGTTCTTGAGGATGTATCAAGTGCGACCTAAACATCCAGCACGATCCCCTTGTAAGATGGAGTGTTGCCAGTGCCACCAAACAATTCAAGAAGGAAGTCCATTGATGATTCTGAATTGTACTCACAGCTTTCACACAAACTGCTTTTTTCTGTTTGCGATAGAAAAAACCAATACACATCAACCATTTGATTGTCCACAGTGCCAGGACCATATTTTTCCGCAACATATGTTTCCTATACAGATTACACAGCAACAGGAGCAAGAAGACAATGTGTCAGACGTAGATTCAGAACAACTAGAAATGGATATGCTGGAAGAGTTATGGAATGGTAATCCTGACTTTAAGGCAAAGGCAGATGAGCTCAAAAAAGCATCGATTGCGAAAGAAAAGGCTGGTAGAGCATATGGCATTTTTCATAAGAAGGCACTCGCTGAATTTAAAACACAAACCGCCACCACTGTGCAAATTCTCAAGGGAACAGCGAAACAAACCTACAAATCGCTTATTCAGAGTTTAGAATATAAGGCAAAACAAAAGTCATATGCGGTAGTTATGCGTAAATTTTCATCGCTCGTAGAACAAGTGAATTCCAGTCGGTGGGAACTTCGCCGATTTTTGCGCCGAAAGGGATACAATTACGGCCCCTTTTATCGTTCTCGGTATTCTAGTTACCATATTCAACGAGAATTTATGATAAAGCTAGTATAGGGTCTAAATTCATTGTATCTACCATTAAAAGAATGGCCGACGAAGACGGCTCACTCGCCAATTTGCTTCAGCGTGTTCAAACGCTTGAAGCAAAGTTAGAAGCATTTTGTTTTAAGGATCATAAAGTCCAACAGGAGGCTGGTGTGCTTCCTCTCGACGAATTTGATACGTATCGTATTGTCTATGTTCCTGATTGGACCATTAATGAATTTACGCGCACGCAGCACCGTATGTGGCAACGCGGTCCCCAACTTCCAGCTGATTTATATTTCTTGGAAAATCCAACGGACCAACTGAAAGAACAGATAGAACTTCAACTGGGACAACCTATTGACTGGTCACTGGATACAATTGTCTTTCGCCACACAGGTCCTCGCTCTCAGTTTCGTAAAGCGATGGAGCAGAAACAGATCCACGAGTTCTATTTGTATTGGCGCGCAGGTCAGGAAATCTATGGAAAGTTAAAACTAATGCCAACGATTCGTGATCTTATCCTTTCGAAATCATTTGAGATTGAAGAACTTCCAGACCAGGCAACTAAGAACCCTATGTTTTTTCATCGTCATTTGAAACAATTTATTCAGCAAAAGGCATATTCAGCGACAATTACAGTTGACTTTGAAACTCAGTTTGTTTCTGCTCCCCACATCCATTGGTTTACGACTCCACTCCAGTTTTCAGCAATGCACATTTCTCTCCAACAAGTGACACCGAAACAAGCCATCTTTGAATTCAAGTATGGTAAGGATTATGTTCCTCTTGATACAAAGCTTCATTGGTTAGCAACTGGACCGATTAAACCTTTGGCCGAGTATGGAGCAACCAATCAGCAGCCAACCATCCAAGACCACCAGTGATTGTATCCCCAACTTGATTGAGTAATGTATCAGGAGCTGATTTTCCACCGGGCCATAAGGTAAAATAGGTTGTGATGAAGGTCATTCCTGCGCGAGTATTTTCTAGATATTCAAAGAGACTGTGTAGAATAATAAACACCCAGAATCCAACGGCCCAGTGACGAGCAATTACTCCTGTAGCAAAATGAAGCAATGAATATTCATCAAGAAGTGTCGTTCCCATTCCTACAACTTAGCTCCATAAAACTGCTCAATGAGCGCATTATTGGCAGCCAAGTGTTCTTCTAAGGACATTTGCTTGAGCTTCTTTGCGTCCTTCACCTTTGACCCAGTTAATGCCTTACTTGCTGTCTTTTTGGCTTCCTTTTGTAAATTTCCAGTGGGTGCTTCAAAGGCAAGCACTTCACGAAAAAATGTTTCAGCATGATTAATGGCTCGTCCTAAAGCAACTGGATCTTTCACTAATGCAGGTGCTGCTGGTATTTTCCAGCGAGGGACTTCTGAAATGATTTGGATCAATAAGACAAGTACATCTTGGCGCCGTTTTGCGGTCAGTTGTTTATTCGGAAAGGAATAGAGCTGTAGCAAAGTCTTGACTTCTTCTGTCATTCGTATCGTTCCTTTTGCTGCGAGTTCTTTATAGAGTTCTGTGACGAGCGCCGCGATGAAAAATCCAATGCTACTCCGTGTCTTTTGAGGCCACGCGGGAGGACCCCTGTCTGCTGTTGACAAGGAACCGTTGTTTTCCTTCTTGATTCGATGGTCTTCTTCAATGAGCCAACGCATCCAAAACATTGCTCGTTCCGTTGCTCCTTCAGAAATGGCTTTGGCAAACTCATCGCCGACTCGTTTCACCACTTGTAAGTCGTTTCCACCACGCCATACACGGCCAACGGCCGCAGATGAGGGTGCTCCAGCAGTTGCTCCACGTACCCATTCGTCGTGATGGGCTTCGGCGGGAACACGAGGCATTTTAGGAGCAGGTCGGCGAGGACAACTGCGCAGAACCAAAATACATTCAGCCATTGCCTTTTGGTATTCCAGTGTACTATAGAATTGTTCGGCGGGGAGCTTTGCCCACGCTGCTTGAAGATCAGAGAAGCGTCCATGAAGAAAGTGAAAGATACGAGGACTGGCTAGACCAACGTGGTCAAGTGCGTATTCCCAGAGAAGTTTTTGCCAGAGTTCAAAGCATCCACTACAGACAAGATCGGCGGTGTAGTGAAGACTCTTCCCTGCTGCTGTTGCTCCGCTTTGTTCAAAAGCAACCTTGAAGCTCCGCACAGCATCTGCGACAAGATACCCACTTCGTGTTCTGAGAGCAAGTTGTGGGTCTTCTTCTGGAGGTTGCGGGTCCAAATAGTCCATCCTAGTGTATTTTTCGGAAAGGGATTTGATTTCTAACCACACCAATAGAATGGCCAACCAGAATTGGCGGAAAAATATTGCTGCACTTCAGCTGACTTCAACCGCTGGAATTCCTCAGTTAAGCAATGATATTCAAACAAAAGTAATGGAGTTCTTAACTGGAAAGAAGACAAAAGCAGCCATTAATACCCCCCGAAAGGTAATGGAAAGGGCCAAGTTTGCCTATGAGATTGGTAAATCGGCAAATCGAATGCGTCACGGTCGTGAGTTAGGTGATTTCATTGTTGAGCAACTCCAGTTTGCACATCAAGATGTATTTGGACAAGCAAATCATTTGGCATATAGAATTATTGTGGCAGAACGAGAAGGTGACTATGGAGCTGCGGCAAGGTATGAGGAGGAAGAAACTGAGTTACGTGATGAAGCAATGGGATATCAAGAGGCCTTAGATCATTTTTTTGAAACAGGGCGCCTTCCAGACAATTATATTCAATGGCTTTATGATACTGTAGAATCCATTGATCCTACTGCTCCAGAGGCATATCAAGAAGCAAAGGCAGACTGGCTGTCTATTCTTCGTGAAGTTCATGCCGATGTTCTAGCTCCTGAAGGGGAAGGTGGTGCAGGTGCTGGAGGTCGTCGCAAGACACGCAAGTCC